CAAATATCATCGCGTCAAACTTACTGGCAGTCATGCTAGTTAAACCTGTGATGACAAGGTCATTAGCAGTGCCTGTTCCAGCAGCAGTTACAGTGAATATTCCCGTCCACGAAGACGACGTGCCATCAGCAGATAAGCATGACGCCGCAAATGTGGATTGATCAATAAGAATGGATGCTGTTGTTTGCCCACCATTTTTAATGTTTGATCCGGGTGTGACTGTAGCCACAGCCGCAAGAGTTCCATTGCCATTGTGCCAATTAAAGGATACGTAATACGCTCCTGGACTTGGGAAGTTAATGGAAGTCGTGGGGTTAGTGAGTGATGCTCCAACACCAGTCAAAGTACTTGAAGAAAACACATAACCCCCCGTAGTACCCAAGGGATGTGCAGCAGTTGCTGATCCTGCCGGAGCCTCATTGAGGTGGCAATAATCATTCTGCGACATATTAGTACTAATTCGGGGCTTAAGGAGTGAAACGTCATAAGTAACCCACAGCTCACCAACAACATATGCAGACTGCATTCCAGACGTAGCGAGTTGGAAATTGCCCATGTCGAAAAGTTGTTGGTTTGTTACCGTGGCATCACCAGAACGTATATAGTAGGAGTTCTGGGTGTTACTCAATGGTTTACACTCTACTGGGTGTAGTGCCGAATTAAACGGAACGGCGGAACTTGAAAACTCGTAAGATTCCATCATTTGCTTGGATGTGAAGTTTGGTGCAGCCGCATTGTAGTCAGTAGCCATAACAACCACACCCAAAGCGCTAGAGTTCGTAGCCACGGCACTACCTGAGGTAGGTCGGTACTCAAAAACTAGCCCGTTCATTCGGTATTCTTCAAAATTCTCAGCCAGTTGTGACAGCCATGGAAAGGTTTGCGACAGCCCGGGGTTGATGTTGAAGTTACTATTTGTGAAGGCGGTAGATCCTGTCACATCTGAGATAAACTCTCGGTGACAGACTCTAACACCGTCGCCTTCAGATCTAAAGGAAGGTACTGAACGTCCATCTGATATAGAGTTGGATCCAATTTTGTAGTCCCCCCAGCCAGTGATTTTAGAGATAAGGTCACCAGCCGCTCCACCAAGAGTTGTGCCAACAGGTCCAAATAAACTACCAACATTCCTCCCCAGTTTCCCGAGGAAAGTACCTTTGGTAGCTTTGGATGCTCTTTGTTGCACAACCACAGCTTTCGATCTGCTTGCTACTTTCGCATTCTTAGTGCGTTTGCTAAATTTCTTCTGATTCATTATAACCACCTTAGCATTTTCGTTTTCACGAGGCAGTCTATCCCTTGTTGCTGTTGAGATACGCTTGCAGCAATAATGGGTGAGTGTATACTGAGGGTGCGCCCTCGGCCCTTTGTAAGTGGGCTAACAAGAATTCCTCCACAGTTTGTACATCTGCTCGGTTGAGGCCATATACTGTTTCAAACCAAGAGTAAGTCTTGTCGCTGATGCGGTCGTTGCAATTGGTCGTGCAGTGCATACGATACACGTCCTCAGCTTTAGACTCACATGCTAAACGGGAATAATGCTGGTGGATTACCCGACTTATTGGCATAACTGAATTGTTTGGGTTTGCCAACTCGTTACCTTTTAACCTTTCGACACAGCTAGTGCCCATTGGAAGCTGGGTCACACACCAACCTAGCTTACAAAGACGGCGAAAGAGATCGGGGACTAGTAAATGGCCCCCCTCAACAGGCACAAACCTACTAGAACAATAAGTAGGTAGTGCGGAAACTTTGAGTTTGGGCTGTAGCCCAAAGGACGTGATTATTTTAGTTGCTTCGGATATGAAATTTTTAGGCAGATCTTTCACCGCCAATAAATTGTCATCGCCCAACCCTAACATGTAATAATCTGTCACTCCAAGTTTCTCTAAAACAAAAGCGTGTACTGCAAAATTGATGATCGTATTTCCAATGGATGTGTTTTGATCACCACTCTTGCGTGTGAATGGACACTTGTAGACATGATACTTGGCCACTCCTACAGTGTTCTTTTGATGTTGCAATGCATTCACTACACTCTTAGGTGGGTTAAACATGTTATAAAACGCCACCTCACAATTATGTGCGCCAATGCCTTGGGTCGCATCATAACTTGAGAAATCGTCCTCCACAAAAGTGTAACCGGCTTTGAGCATGGTATCATACCAATGCCCAATTTCGTTCGGTGTCGCCCCAGATGTGTAGAAAAACCTATTATACTCGCCACCACTTGCAAGGTGGCAGCCAGCCAAGGCTTTACTAACACCACTCATGAAGGGTCCCAGAGCCATATTGGTAGTGGGCTCTTTCATTCCCTGGATACCGCGCGGATATTTAAGGGAATTGTCACCTTCATAAGCTGGTACGATCAACTCATCTTTTATGAAGAACTCTCTCTTGTGTTGTCTTACTGCAAGGAAATTCATATCGTTCATGTTGTCACGATACTGCGTATACCTTTCCTTTTTCGCCGGGGGTTGTGATTCCAGCCACTGTTCCATAGTTACTGGTTGAAAGTTGACAATGCAACCTTTCAATAACTTAAGGACCAAGTCAGTAGCTTGGGACCACAACGCGGTTTCACCCGAGGGGACTTTGACATGTCGCCCAGCGAGTGCTGCGTATTCATTGGCAGAGTTCTTTTTAAATGCACTTGGTAGCAAGAACATGAGTGCTGGTCCTATCTGAAAGATGCCCCGCTGAGGCACCAAAATATTTTCAGCAAACGGTTTAGCAGTAATGTTAGCTGCTGAACTCGCGGTAAAATCTATCAGTTTAGTAGAATTGATACGGGGATACTCAACAGAAGTGTTCGCACCGTTGAACCGAGGTTTGATGTAAGAATGTATGCCTACAAATTCTTTTAGGGAATCAGTGCCGAGCGCATGCTCTAAGCGTCGCATACAGTCTCTGTCATACTCAGAACACCGGATGTTTCCTGGTTTGACATCCACACGCGTTGGGACAGTGATCTCTAATGTTTTAACGTGGTGTTTTACTGGCTTTGGAAGGTCGAATAACACCGCGTTTTCATCGTTATCACTATCTATCAAATCTTTAACCTGGTAGACCTTACCCTCACGTGGTAGGATCTCGTCGATAATTCCTCGGGTAGTGTTATTGAGACGCTTTGGACGTAAGTAGGGCAAAATAGCACTACTACTCTCGCTGCTCACACTAGTCTGTCCGATGGACTCAACGACTTTCCCAAACTCTGG